TTTGAATTAGCTAAAAAATATAACTGGAAAGAATAGGAAAGGTAAACAATGGAAGATGATATAAACGATCTTTTAATACAAGCACAAGAGAACATAAGCGACAATGTAGATAAACAAACAGAGTTTACTTATCGCAAAGTGTTAGAAGAAAGTATGAAAGAACTGGATAATCTTAAATCTATTAATAAAGAATATGTAGGTATAAGAAATGCAGCGATAAAGAATTTATATGACATTGGTTATTCAGCTATTGAACTTGCTGAGATAACTAATTTAACTAGACAGATGATCCATAATATAATCAAGAAAGGTAAGTAATGAAAGAAATATTAAACGATAGAGAATATGAACAAATAGTATTGGTAATAGCTAAAGACAAAGGGTTTGATGTTTTTACTGACATAATAAATGAAGTTGAAAGACTGAGTGATACAGATGGATATTTTAAGTTAGTTGATTATTGCAACCCAATACAATTAAAACTTACAGGTAAATAAAATAGCACTCTATCGCTAGAGTGCTATTCAAGAAAGGAACAATAATGAATAAATCACATATCGTTTTCTTTCATTATAGTAGAAATTGTCTTACATAACAACTACAATGTAGGCACACAGAACAGGAGAAAGATAATGGCTAAATTTAATTTAGAAAACTACGAAACAGTAGAAGATAGACTTAAACAATATTGGAAAGATAATCCTAATGGTCGTATATGGACAGAAGTTGTCCACGAAACTGAAGATGGATCGTGTGTAACTATAAGAGCTTTAGTTTATATAAATGCAGATGACAGTAATCCAATATCAACAGGCATAGCACAAGAAACAAAAGGTCAAGGTGGGTTTGCTAATACAGATGCTTGGGTAGAAAACTGCGAAACATCAGCTATTGGTAGAGCGTTAGCTAATTGGAAATATCAGGGAACAGGTAAGGCTAGACCAAGCCAACAAGAAATGTCAAAAGTTGGTAACAGTAAAGACAATGTAGGCAAGAAAGAAACACCTAAAAAAAAACCAGTAGCACAAGAGATTACGAAATCCCCTTCTAGTTTGACAGAGCCACAACTAAAAGAAATGGTATTTAGTATGTGCAACGAAGATAAAGACTTTGCTAAGAAATGCTACGACACAAGTATGACTAGATTTAAAATGGACAAATCTATTGGCGACAATGTAGCTGATTGGTCTAACGATAATGTAGATAAATTTCTTAAACTCGTAGAAGATTATGTAGCAAAATATAAAGATGAATTTGAGAAAAGAGCTGGTAATAGCGAAGTAGTTAATAATATAATAGAAACACTAGGTAATGTAGAAGAAAAAGAAAGTGAGGAAGATATGACTGATATACCTGATGGGAAGTGGAAAGAAGATCCAATAAGTGATGGACAGAAAAACTTTATTAATAGTTTGATTGAACAAGCTATTGATGCAGGACAAGATGAACTTGGTTCTGAAGCTAAGAAGTATTTAGCTAGTGGCGAAGCTACTAAAGGTAACGCTAGTGCTATGATTGACAAGCTAAAGAGTGCGTTGTCTTAGTTGTGGTGTAGGCGAAATGGATATGTTCGGTGAGCCGACATATATCGTAGAAATATATTGTAGAAAATGCAGGGAGATAATAAATGACACAGACAGAGATAATAGATAAATTAAATAGTATATATCCAGGTCTTGACTTAGTAGAAGTAGAAGATCCTTACAGCACCTATGATGCAGAGAACGAAAGATACATTGTAGAAGTAAAGTCAAGAGATAAACAATACAGAAGTTGGGCTATTGAAAAGAAAAAGTTTGATAGCAATATTGTCAAGTCAGTAGAAACAGGCAAGATGTTTGTATATCTTACAGAGTATGATGGAAAGATTATGACTTGGAATATACATAACTTAGTGCGTAAAGGTTATGACTTTCAATGGTCGCCAATACCAATGCCTAGAACAACAGAGTTTGAAGATACTAAAACTGTTACAAAAGTGGTAGGATTTTTATACGAAGGTGTAGCAAAGATACATAAGGAGAAAGAATGATTGATGTAATGTTAAGCAAAGCAACAGATGGTATGTTGATTGCAGAGTTATTGAACAGAAGAAATGATAAGGAAGTTCCTTTGTTTATGGGTAAAAGTATATTGTTACCTAATGGACAACAACAACTACTTGCAATACTTCCTAACATACAGATACTTACAACAGTAGAACAAGAAGAAGAATGAGTAGTCCAGATAGCAAAGACTATCCTAGATGTATAGAGTGTGGCGAAGTACCACAAACAACATTAAATTTTGATGATAGATGTGTTGGTTGTATTGCTTATATGATTGAAGATTGTGTCTAAACTATCCTGTAGTTATCCCAACCATCTTTATTTACTGTAAAACATAACACACCAGGGTCGTTCCATAGTCCTGTTCTTGCAGTAAAGTCTTTACTTGCATCTATGCTTGGACATTGAAACCAAGTACGCCTACCTTGTCTAAGCAGTCTTGGGTGATGATAATGTCCTGTTACGAGTATCTCAGCTGCACCACTAGGCAACCAACCAAACATTTGTCCTTGCCACCACTTCATTATCTTACCTTCTGGTCCTGCTCCACCACCTGTCATATGTCCGTGTGTAATAGCTACACCTTTACCTTTTATATCTAGCAAGTGATGATAGTCAGAAGGAATAATTATTTTAACTTTATCGTATCGTTCATTCTGTTTGCATATCTCTTTTGCTATCTCAAAGTGCATTATGTCGCTATTGTCTAACTGGTCTGTTAATACTTGACCTTTACCAGATCGTGTCATATGTCCGTGATTACCCCCTATTCCACAAGCAATTATCTTATCTGCGTGTGGTAGAAATGTATCAATAGTCTGCATAATCATACGCCTAGCTAATTCATACTGTTGTCTAAGTGTAAGTTCTACATTGAAAGGCATAGAACTATAAAAAGATTGATCACAATTCTCTGTTAAGTCGCCTAATCCTAATAAGTATATCTCATCTATTTCTGTGCCTGTCTTGCGTAGTGCCTTAACCTGATTTACCCCCTTAATAAGAGCTTCCTCGTAGCGTTTAAGGGTATTCTCAACGCCATAATCAGCTTTACCTAACTGCCAATCAGCCATTGTCCATATAAAAGCAGTATCTCCACCATAATTTGTGTCTTTTAACTTAGGTTTTCTACTGTACTCCTTAACAAGTTTCTCAAAATACTGGTCTAATGCAGGGTTTTTACGCTTTACAACCCCCTTAAATGCAAAAAAGGTAGTCGTTTGACCACCTTTTAATTGTGCTTCCCAACTAGATGCACGAACATTACCTTCTATGGTGTAAAATTTGGGATCAAAACCCCAACCTCTAAGTATGTCATCATACTTATTCTTGTAATCAGGGTCAGTACCTACATAAGTTACTTCACCTTTACCTGTTGATTCATCAAACTCTATAGAGGGTTGCCACCCTGATTTATAGTAGTTGTTACCTAGTTCCTGTGTCATATTCAGCCCTTTCTGTTGAGCTAATTATACACAGGAATTAGGACAGAATCTACTTACTGATTTGTTTTTTAGCATATGTCTTGATAACTGCAAGTGCAGCACCACCACCAGCAAGTGCAGCTAACTGTAAAGTTTCAGCTTCTACACCAACTAATGGAGCAACTGTTAAAGCACCTATGAACGCTTCAATAAAGGTCCAACCAGTTCTTTCAAGCATATCTTTGAGATCTTCACTCATTTTATACTCCCACGAATCAGACCAAGGTGTCCACCATACATCTTTCTTAAATGTACCATCTTGGTTTCTTGCTCTTTTATATCTTTCAAACATTATCTAATTATCCTACCTCTCAACATAGTCTGTGTCTGTATGACATTACCATTAATCTCTTGCAATTTTTCCATAACATCTTTAGCAACACCTATGTCTGTACTAGAGGCTTCCTCTAAAGGTTTCTCTAATAATTTAGTTATTGTTGTGTACTCTATTGTTACACTCTTTCCTAACAATAATTCTTTTGCTACTTTTTTATATAATTTTGA